TTGAAACAAAAGTCGACCCTTTGCGCAAAATGGGCATATAATCTTGATCTGGTGCTTGTGAGCCAGCTTCTGCAGGCACTGTAAGATAAAAATTACAAACGCCGAACGAAGATGGATAAGGCCTATATCTATATCCCATCTGTCTACTTAATTTTAATACGTTATCATATTCAATTGCGGTATCCAAAAAGGATTCGTTTGCCTGGTAATCAGTGTAAAACGATAGCATATCTCCAACATAGGCAACAGTATCCAACATCATGGCGCCAAATGAGGCTTCCGTGAAGTCTCTATAAGTGTCTGGATAATATCTTTTAACGTAAGATTCCAAATCAGCCCGAATTGACTGAAAATCTCTATTCGTATAATTTATTGCTGGTTTTTTTGTTGCCATGTTTTTAACAAATCCTCTCTATAACTAAGTAGATAATTTAATTTTTAAAAGTAATAGTGAGTGAATCACTTATACCCGCATTTGGGACCGTATATATTAATTGTAATCCTAATGAATTTGTTGGATTTTGTTCTCCCGGTATATCTTGAAGATGTATTGATTTTATTTCTATTATTTTTGCATAAGGAACATACTTTTTAAGCTGCGATGTGATTCTGCTTTTAAGAGATTGAAAAATTTGAACCTCCGTATTAAACAAATAATTGCGCAACCCAACTCCAAAATCTGGGTTCATCACCCTTTCTCCCGGTACCGTCAAAACAACCATTTTAATATTCTGCTTAATGACCTCTCCGAGTGTTTTGCTCATCTTATAATAGCCATCAATGGCGTCATACTGCAGAGGTAATTTTGGAGCGAAGCCGAATCCCATTTTGTTCTCCTTTTATCTAATTAGAATTTAAAACATATTTTCATTATAAAATGTGTACCCAACTCAATATAATTCTATGACTCTTCAGGCCCTTCTTCCGTTTGGTCGCTGCACTCTTCCGCTAACGCTTCTTTATTCTTCTTTCCGCTGTCCTCACTCCAGTCCATAGAAAGCGCTTTGGCAATTGCGCCAACTGGAGTTAATGGACCAGGCATAAACCAAGGAGTTTTCCAAGTTGGGTCGATGGTGTTTGCAGCCATTTGAACCACTAACATGAAAAATTGTTCAGCGATATCTCCTGGTGACGGGGAACTAGAATTGATCTTTTCTTCTGGGTCGGTTTCCTTTAGTGCCTCATTGACATACGAATAATCTCCATCTACCGTTTTTAACAGTTGCGCGATAAAAGAATTAATTAGCGCTTTTGTTGGAGAAAACAAGTTAATCAATGAAGGATAAGCGCTTTCCATAGAATATCGATACATCATAGCTGTGGTGAAAACGCTTTCTTTAATTGGCAGTATTTCATTAAGTATTTCATTTTCCTCTTCGGCGTCTTTTACTTTTTTCATTAACTCAAGCTTTAATCTGTCCAAAACTTCTTTTCTTATTGGGTTTTCCATCTCGGTGTCATCACCGGTTCTTTGGTTGTTTTCGAGGGCGGTTTGAATTAGTCTACATGCAGACCACAAAGTTGGTTTATTAAAATTTTCACCAGAAATATCAGATACGTAAAAATACTGTGTAAACGTCCCATCGTCGATTTTGGACTCATCAAGTATTATGGGTGTGTACATGTTTCTATAGAATGTGGCCCAGGCGCCCACGCCAGAGAGTATGCCGCGGCAAAAATTGTATTTATATCCGTGGCCAGGATCTTCAATGGTGCCATGGCCAAGCGTGGCGATTCCTTTCATGATTGTATGCCATGGGCTATCTGGTACGCCATCTGAATATTTTCCGCTCTGCTGTATGTTTTGCGCACTTATGATTGCCTTACTAGTGGCATCACCTGGGAAGGTTTGGCCAGATTCTTCTCCTGCATATTTACCCCACATATCTGACCAGTAATTTAGTAGATCGTATTCAACTGTTTCCATTGGCAAGCATAACCACTTTCTAGTATCTGGTTCGTTTTCGCTTGAGGCAACGGCGGGTTCGGACAATAAAAATATTTTATCCAAATTATAGGCTCTATCAGTGGGATTATCTTTTGTGTCCAACAGTGAATCGACAAGATTTTTAATATATTCATTTGTTAGAGCAGTTTCGCCAGGATCTTCAAAAGGTATTACTAAATTTAGCCTCATGCCAAGAGACATGTCGAACCACCTGTCGTATCGAGATTCTATAATTACTGACTTAAGCCAATTATAAAAAGAACAAATTGCGGGCGCATTTTTTGACACAGAAGCATTAATTAATTTGGTAATCATCTCCTGAGTGTAGAGGCCAGCTTCGGGCGTCAGATCGGGCGCCGTTATGTTTGCGCCATGCTTAATCATAAAATCTTGTATTGTTAGCATAAACTCTGCATTTTCGTCATTTTTCACTTGATTAAAAAATTTCGACCCAGTATAAAAGCCCGTGATTAATGGCTTGACGCCTTCTTCTTTCTTCGCTTCAATCTCTTCCTCTGTCATCTCTTTCCACTTTGAAGGATTGCCTATCGCATGTGTGTTCCCAATCCCAAACACTGAATTTTTAGCATTTGCATAAAGATCAATAATTGAAGGCATTGCAGAGTTAAAACTTCCATGTACATTGGCCTTTATCGTCCATGCAGGGTTGTTCCACTTGCTATGCGCGTGGCCACCAATTGCGTAAGCTTTATTAAATGTATTAAGATTGATAACGCCCCTGTTAAGGAAATGAATCTTTGCAGCGGGTACAACTCCATTAGGATAGTGTTGCCAATAATAAAATGCGTCCGTCCATCCGTTTTTGCCTGCCGTGAAATCGAAGCCCTTGTTATATTTGGTTGAGCCATATCTATTGGCTCCATAGTTGCCAACAGATATATGTTTTTGCCTAAAAGAACTCACAATACTACCAAAAATTGATCTATGGTCAACGTCAACAGTGCTTTGAGCCTTGAGCCCATATTTAGACGAAACATTCGGATCCGTTTGTATGTTCCATGGCTGACCGTTTTCATCAAGCGGAGAAAAGAATAATTCAAAAAATTCCCAAAAAGTTGATTTGCTCCCATCAGAGCGCTCAAACACAAGTACTTTATGTAACTGCTCTTCAGAATCTATTTTATCTACCAATGAACGCAAAAAACTATGCGCATTTTCAACCAATGCGCTGTCTTTAGGGTGGAATGCGGATCCAGCTCCACGCGGCCAGCTAGTTCTTGGGTTAACTCCGGTGTCTGCCGAGGTGTATGGACCATAAAACACATCTTTCTGCAAAGCTTGGCTATTGTCCTTATTAAATATTTTTCCCTTCAGTATTCCTGCCCCGGCGTCTTCAACCATAGTGTCATCATCCGAACGATGAGTTGCGTTTTCCCAATCCTGTACTGCACCCTTGAATTTTCGCCAAAAAAGCTTAAAAAAGGCCTGCTGTGTTTTGCTGAGGTCTGATGTCACCACCATGGTGATTTTTTCATCGGGATTATCTGGATCCATCTTTTGGGCTGTTTGCGCTTCGAAAAGCTCCCCTTCCTCAAACATGCTCATCGGATCGCCAATTGCCAATGTTGAATTCACCCTAATATATGGCTCGAAATATAGGCCGCCGCCAGTATTAAGTGGAAGCACTTTATGAGCTTGTTCCCCAATTGGGGGATCATGATTTAAAGCGTCAAAGTTAAGCCCGACCAATTCAAATGAAGGCAGCTTTCCAGCTTCGAGAGCGTAAGAGCTTGCATTTATAGTTCCGCCTGCAGTATACTTTCTGGTTGGATATCTTGAATCCATCATCATCTCATTTCGAATACCGTATTGTAAATATTTATTTTTTCCAAAATAAGCTTCAGACTTTGACGGATCCATGTCATCCAGAGATACATACATGTTTTTCCATTTCGGATTAACATGCTCCCTTATTCTAGTATCAAAAAGCTTGTCAATTTCAACAGCACATTCAACAATGAGGATATCTAAACTCTCTTTCGGTGTTTTAGTTCTTATTTTTTCTGCTTTTTCACTTTCTGATAAGCCTTCTAGTTCACTCTCATCCATCAATTGAGTGCGACCATTGATTAATTTAGCAGAATATTTTAAAAGATCATCAAATCCAGTTGATAAAACACTTTCAACAGAAGACCTAACGCTATCTACTACAATAGCCATATATGATGGATTTTCAATAATATCATGTATCTTTGCAAAAGAATACAAGAAAAGACCTTTAAGTAGTTCTTCCACGACAGAAACTTTTATTAAAGTTTTGTATAACCCAAGCAAATTTGCAATTTGTAGAGCGTCCGGTTTAGCAAACATGCTAGTGACACACTCTAAAGCCTTTCTCATATCATCTATATCTCGCTTGAGGCCTTCCGGGTCTAAAAGGGGTGTAATGTCAGTTTCAGCACACTTGCTTTTAGCTTCTTGGTTTGTAAGTGGCATAGAGTTAAAGTTTTTGGATAGAAAAAATTCATTTTGTGTTGTGTTGTTCCAGATTGTTTCAAGTATTAGATTTGTAGCAATAGGAAATAAACTATCCAAAAGCTCTTTGGGATCCCATTCACCGATTTTTTGATTAATAGTTTTACTATAATAATCAGTCGAGGCGCCGGTCCAATATTTAAAAAGTTGCCAGGCAGTAGACTCAAAATCAAAATCCTTCATGGGTTCATCACCAGGGGGAAACACATATCCTCTCACTCCAGCATTGTAGGAAATAAATTTAATTTGTGAAGGGCCAACATTGTCGCCCCTAAAATCTATAGCGTCTAAAGAAAAATTAATAATTAAAAATAATTCAACTGAACTGTTTGCCAACACATATTTAAAAATAGCTGTCCTGTTTTCTGGGTCAAAGCTTTGTAATTGGCCAAATGCATTTGTATCGTCTGTTGCGGACAACAAGGTGTCACGAAACTTTTTAGCAACAATTTTATTAGGAATATCGTCATATTCAGGGCTAGCCCCAAGAAACGATAAAGTTTTACCAAATGCTTCTCCATATTTTTCAGATACAGCTGTGGGATCTTCAAGCTTTGCTGGAAGGTTGTTGATCATCTCATTGATTATAGACATGCTTCCAATTTCATTTAATGTTGGCTTATAGACAGATAAATTATTGTTAAACACCTCATCAATTATTTTATACGTATGATCGTTTAACCTTTCGTACATAAAAAGTTGCGATGGGTGAGTTTGACTATCCATTAATGGTTTCATGCCAACTTGATTTGGTGCGCACGGGCCGCAAAACAAAGGAGGATATTGATTTTTCATCATTTCTGGATCTAGAAGTGGAAATATCTTTTCGATGTCATTTAATAGCTGTTCTGTATCTCCTTCTGCCAACTTTTGAATATCACCTGGATCTATAGTTTTTTCTAATTCATCTAAGCCTCCAGGCTCACAAAATGAAGAAAACTGTTTTAAAATAGCATCATACTGTTCTATAACGTCGTCATATATATTTGGATCAATTAACGTGCCAATATCATGTAGAAAATCGTGCATTTGGCCGGGGGAAATAAATCCCTTGCTAAGGTCATAAGTCTTGCCGTCAATATCATATATTTGAGTTGAATATGTTGGGTCATAGCCGACGAGCGCACCAATTTCCGCCAAAGAAGCGCCAGGAAATTGTTCATGTAAATAATCTTTGGCGTCCTGGGGCAGAAAGATCTTGGCACAATTTGAATATTGTTGGTCATAAGAACTATCACCGCAGTCGGTCGTAAATAATCTCTTCATTTCTCTTACAGAGAACGCGTCACCTATTTTGCCAAATCCATCTATCATATTCTGAATGTCGACGTTAAAAAAATGTTTTGCTGAAAGGTCTCCAAACTTATCCCAAATTTGTTGCTCGCCTTTGTCCTTGTAAATCTGCGAGTTCATTAACCAATCAGCAGGGCTAGTTACATTGAATGCGTTTCCTTGGGAGTTGCACAGATCTGCGGTTAAACTGCCGAGTATTTCATCTTTAACATACTTTATAACAATCATGACGGCCGCATAAACAAGAGACATGGCCATGTCTTGAAGGCCTTTGGCGAGCGCCTTTCCTAGATCAGCCATCATATTTCCAGAGGCTAAAAATTGTTTAATCGGATCAAGCATCCTATCTAGAGCTAACGTTGCTTCTCTTTCTAAGTTATATGCTTTTTTGTTTGAAGCTGATAACATACCATCCACCACATCTTCTGCGACTTCTTTGGCCATCTCCATCATCTCCATCATCGGACCATATAATTCTAATATACAATCACATATTGCATCATCGGCGGCTTGATCTGCCCAGGCAGCTAATTCGTCGTTAAAGTCATCAGGAGATCGTCCCAGCATTTTTTGCATATGCGGATCCGCACAATACATAGCGGTCATTTGGGCTAGCGCTTCGGCCTGCTCAAACTCTCCTGCGCCAGCGCTGCTAGGGAACTTATCTGGATATCGCGAAGACGCTATTTTATAAACTTCCCCAGTTCGACCTGTAACCATTTCTTCTAATTTTGCAATTGCCAATTCGCCTTCAGTGCCAAGATTTCGAAGACAAGGATAAAGCATCATCCTTATCTCTGCTATTGGGATAGTTTTTAATATTATTTTACATAAATGTCGCTTTAAATCTTGTGGCAAAAGACATTTAAATATAAGTTTAGCTGCAACCTTTATAAGTTCAGATATTGGTATTTTATTCAACAATTTGTCATATAGAGATGTTAAAGACTTCATTTCGTCAACGAGGGACTTCATCATTCCATCATCACCCTGATACATATAGGAGACGTTTGACACACCAGAAATTAAATTTTTAACATCCGGGCTCATTATCTGTAGTGGGTCTTTAACATACTTGCCAGTAAACAACAAATCTTTATAAAATGGATTGTTTATTTCATCCATCACGGCCATTGTTGTCATCCAGCCCCTTTCAAAGTCGGACGTTTCTCCACCGCCGACATAATTTGTTGCTGGTGGTGGATAAACATATGTATTTACAAAGCTCATATATGATTGCTCGGTACCAAACAGATCTTTAGACGGGTTATCTAGACCCTTAAGAAATTTTGAATATCTTCTGTTAATGTCTGGTAACTTATGAATAAAATTATTAATTGTATTGTTGGTGAAAGGGCCAACGCCCTTTAAGCTTTCCAAGCCTTCTCTAAGAGTGTAGGCATTCATGTTAACGTCTTCTTCGCACAGACAATCGGCAACCTCGCTAAAAGCTATATATTGAAGTGTGTAGTCTTTTGTAAATCCAAATTGTAGGGCGCCGTTGGTGTCTTTTAGGTTGTCTAAGCTATCTTTTCCATTCGTACGCATCAATCCATCCAACTTATCATAAATTTGCGCAACAGTTCCAACAATGCACGAAGCATTAAAAGATGTCTCTATACCATTTTTACTCCAAGCTAGCTTCATTTGTGCATCGAAGTGGAGCAAAATAGTCCTTAAATTGTCCAAATAATTTTTTAAATCTTTAACCAATATTAGCACTTCTCTATTGGTGATGCTATAATCTATGTTCGGATCCGTCTTGGGCGGCAATGAATCTACCCAATCCCTATCGAACAAAACTTTAATCCACAAATTCTGATAATCTGGTTTTCTTGGTACAATATGCCAAGATTGTGTTATTGTTACCATATCTGGTTGATTAGTTTTCTGATTGTTGGCCCTTGGGACCATTTTATCGGACGGGATTATTCCAAACTGAGCATGCCAATCTTCAATTTGTTGATCCGACATGGCCTTAGCTAAGTCTTTTTGTAATTTTTTAAGCGCAAGTTTTTTACATAACCAATTGAAAGGTGGAGTTGCGCCTGGATCTAATGTGGTACCAGCCGGCGGCTCAGCCAATAAAGTACCTGCTTCTTGTGGAGAACCAATTTTATAAAGATGGACTCCACCAACAGTGGCAGATTTATAACCTACCAAATGGGCATTTTGATTCATATTTTCAAACACCAAAGGAACTACATAATATTTTCTATCATCTGATAAGTGTGCTTTTTCTCTCTGCCACCAAAATTGTTTATTCCCCATGTTTTTATAATCATAATCTCTATTAGTGTCAGCAGAAGAAACTGATGGGCCTAAACCATAAAGTCTTTTTAAGTTGCTTATTTGAACTGGCCAGCTTTCTGTGGCCCACGGGACGATCTTTTCGTGCGCCTGTAGTGTAAAATCGTAAAGGCTTGGGTCGTATACGGCTGTTGGTGCCTTTTTACCTGCCGGATCATACTCCTTTGATGTGCGCACAATACCACGCTCGGGCGTATCTATTAGCTTAAGCCATATTTTTTTGATTTCTTTATCTAGTTTAGACTTTGGAATAAAATTATCAGATGCATTTTGCCCTTGCTTCTTGTCTGATGTTTCACCTTTGTTAGATTTTTTTGCCATTGAGAAACCTCTTTTTAGCTTGTATATACTTGTCTACTGTTAATGAAGTTAGAGCTAAATCTTTTTAACCTTTGGGTTTTTAAGCCAGAATTTCGCATAACATGCATCATCATATCTTTTTTGCAGGACAATGCGTTAACCAACGCATCAAACCCGCCGACAGCACAATCGAAAGATACTAGCGTTTGGCCACCGCAAAGCGCTGTAGGACTTCCGGCGCCGAGCGTACCAACACTCATTCCAACCGGGGAAGGATGTTGATGGCTCATCAGCACAGTATTAAATTTATGCTGAAACATCAAAAAATTATCTACTATAGATCCCAATTCGTTAATATTATCAACGATATCGTCCAAAGCTGCTAATAGATTATTTCCTTTTGGTATCGGATGCATGGCGCGCTCTCCAACATTTCCACCGGCAATTAAATTAATAAAAGGAACAGATCTAATATCTTTCTTTTTTGAATTTTTAACATCAACTCCGGAGCAAATTTTTACGCCTTCTCGACCCTCAATGCGTACATGATCCGCCTTCATAACCACTGCAGATTTTCCTTTTATATTTCCAATATTTCCATCTGGTAGGCCAAACATATCATCAACGTCACACATTGCAGAAACATAAATGCGGGCGGCATCTTTTTTTGCGCTTGGGTTAACTGGATATTTAGGCACCTTTCCTCCTGCTGTGTGGTGAGACGCCAAACCTGCATATATGTCTACGGCTGAACAGCCAAAGGCGCCTTGACCGCCGTAACCCCCACCATATACATACTCTTCTCCAGAGGGCGTACTTCTCTCATTCATTCGATCTGGACCTACGCGTATGCCGGATCCATAAACGCCATCTAGATGAGCTTCTCCAAATGATGGTTTTTTTAATTTAGGCACATTGTGATAATTTGGATCACCATCGACGCCCTGATAATATAATATATCTTCTTTGTTTAAATTTAAATCTTTTGTTGAATCAATTAATCTTCTATCTCTTAAAGGTCCAGATAAACTCATTTATATTCCCCTCAAACAACTTCATTCTAGTTGTTGTGCACTTGTTACGTTGCCGGTACCGCTGATTTTGACAAATTAACAGTCCCATCTCCACTATCAACTTGCGCCTGCCAATCCAAAGGAGAATTGGGATTTGGTCCGGTATATTCACACTTATTTTTCTTTAGACGCTTTTGTGCAAACTTTGGCCAATTAAGCTGATGTGACCCTAGGCGCCGACCGAGCCTAACATGATAATGATGTTGGTGGCTTTTATACATTACAAAAAATTTTGTAACTTTCTTCTTTGTTTTTCCATTAAAGCCAGTGAACAACTTAGTTAGCGCTGAGTGTGGAGCGCCTATAAAATTCTCATCATATTTACCAGATATTAATTCATCACATCTTTTTGTTATGTATGGGCCGAATCTAGATCCCTGGTCATCATCGACGCCCAAAAACATCACAGACTTTTCCATCCCAGGCTGAGCCATTGTTAAAAGCGCCAAAGCGATTGTTTTATCATAGTTTAAGACGCCTCTGCCCTTATCCTTTTCTGGAGATTCATAAAGTGTCTGTAGTCCAAAATGAAACTTAGCGGAGGGTTTTGAGCGCTTATAATCGATTGGTAATGATAGGTCAAAACCAATTCCCTCTCTATGTGATCCGTGGCCCTTGACCATATCAATGCCGTTGGCCCATTTTGGAGATATGTCCCTAATAACCCATTGCACCTGTTTTTTTCCCTGTTTGTCGATGTATTTGCCTGAATCCATATGAGTCCATAGTGGATCCTCTAAAACTTTTTTAATAAACTCCCCAACAATTCCTTGGCCCCAATAATATTTTCTTGAGGCGCGCATGATTGCAGCAATCTTAAGGCCTTTATTAAAGTCTGTGGTGGGCCCATAATCTATTAAGCCTAAAGGATTTGGGCCGCAATCTACAACACCTTTTGGAATAGAAGAATGCTTACCTGTTCTTCCTGCCGACAATTCTGTCCTACATTTTCGTTCACAACCCTTTTGTGCTATAGGCTTGGTGGTTTTTGCGGTCTGCTTTTTTAAATCGCCCTTGGCACACTTTACATTTGGCGCCTCAAGATCAAATGATTCCGGCAACTTATCACCCTTAAAGTTGTAAGCATGACCATCCTTATCATAAGCAACGGGAATGTCAGCTGGCTTTATTGTTGTAGCTACATCGGTGGCCTTAATCGGTGAAAAATTTGGTGTTGCGTTGGCCTTTTCAGCCGGGAGCAATGACTTAGCATCGAACTTTTTATTTCGCACTGCAGCGTGGCCACCAACATTCTCCAAATAAAGGCCCTCAAGTTTAGATAATTTTAATTCTTTGCCGTTATCTTTAAGTTCCTTACAACCATTAAAACCTGAATTCGGGCATGAAACGGAAGATTTAAATTTA